TAGATCGTATAAACGTAGCAAGATTGGTTGCGTTTGTGCGTGGTCGCTTAGATGTAATTGGTAAGCAATACTTGTTTGAACCAAACGATCAGATCACTCGCAATCAGCTTAAGAACGCCATTGACGGTTTGATGATTGACTTGGTTGCTAAACGTGCATTGTATGACTATTTGGTTGTTTGTGACTTGACAAACAACACACCAGCTCGTATTGATCGCAATGAATTGTATGTTGATATTGCTATTGAGCCAGTCAAGGCTGTTGAGTTTATCTACATCCCAGTCCGTATCAAGAATACAGGAGAGATTGCAGCCGGGTAATAAAAAAGGAGTGGCAACACTCCTTTTTTTAACCAGACTCAACTACCATAAATAACAGTATATAGGAGAACAACAAATGGCCGTATCATCACTAAGTAGAATGACAGTTCCTTTGGCCAGTGACCAAAGTGCTTCAACACAGGGCGTATTAATGCCCAAACTCAAATATCGCTTTAGAGTGTTATTTGAAAACTTTGGAGCCGCTAACAATGCCGCACCTGTAACAGAATTAACCAAGCAAGTGATTGACTTTAAACGTCCTTCAGTTGACTTTGCACAAATTGATATTCCAATTTACAACTCAACAATCAAAATGGCCGGCAAGCATACATGGGCCGATGTCACTTGTAACTTGCGTGACGATGCTGGTGCAAATGTACAAAAACTAGTTGGCGAACAACTACAGAAACAATTGGACTTTATGGAAATGGCCAGCGCCAGTGCCGGTATTGACTATAAGTTTATTACCAAGTTTGAAGTGCTAGACGGTGGCAACGGTGCTGTGGAACCAATTGTTCTCGAATCATGGGAATTGTATGGTTGCTATTTGAAATCAGTAGATTACGGTGATGCCAATTATGGGTCAAGTGAAGCAATGACTATTGCTTTGTCTATCACCTATGACAATGCTAACCAAATTGTAGGCGGCGGTGTTGGCTCAGCAGGTACATTGGTCGGTAGAGCAGGAGACGTTGCTACCGGCGTAACCACAGGACTCTAATGAGTTTTGGACAAGACTTCCTTAAAGGTTTTACTGGTGATAATGGGTTAAGAGATTACACTCACGCCAGTAAAACTTTTCGCACGAACGGATACGAACTTGCTCCTAGGCTCAAGTTCCTTTTCCATACATATTTTAATTTAAATCCAGAAATTCCAGGCATTCAACAAATGCTCGGCAACGGCGATGTTGCCAGCATTGGCCTGTCAGTTAAAACAGTTGATCTTCCCAGTTATCAAATCAGTGTCGAAACACTGAATCAATACAATCGTAAACGACTGGTACAGAGTAAAATAGAATACCAACCTGTACAAATAACGTTCAACGACGACGGCGGCGATTTGATTCGTAATCTATGGTATAGTTATTTTAGTTACTACTACAAAGACTCTGTCAACAAGTACGAAGGCGTTCCCAATACCAATGGTACCAGTGGGGATTTGCAAACAACACCAACAGGTTTTAGTTACAACAGCAGCGACACTTACAACAATGACCGTTTTGTAAACGATTGGGGTTTTGCAGGCGAAGCTTATAGCGACGGTACATTTAGTGCAAATGGAAAACCTGCGTTCTTCAAAGATATTAAAATTTACGGTTTGAACCAACACAAGTTTGCTGCATATGTGCTGGTAAATCCAATGATCACAGACTGGCGCCACGATACATATGATTATGCCCAGGGCACTGGCACAATGACACATACTGTTACACTACGATACGAAACTGTAAAGTATTATTCTGGCGCAATTGGCGCAAGCCGACCCGATACCAATGTGGTTGGATTTGGTGATCCTGCTCATTACGACCAAATAAGAAGTTCATTGGCCCGCGAAGGAAGTCAGGCCACAGTGTTGGGTCAAGGTGGATTACTTGATGCCGGCGTTGGCATCATGGATGATATACAAGCATTGGCATCTGGTCGAGGCAGCCTTACCAATGTGCTGGGCGGTGTACAAAAAGCTCTTAATGTCAAGGGTGTACTAAAAAATAATTCCATTGGTGATCTTATAAGAAATGATTCCAAGACAACTCAACAAGATATATTACGCAACGGGTTGCCGGGTGGTATGCGAAACGCTGCCAATTCTGTCAACGGATTATTTTTTCCTAAAGCACCAAAAATATAAAACAAATGAGCACCATTAACGATCCCAATTACAATTTAGACCTTACAGTTCGTGTGTTTGATGATTTTTACGGATTTGAATCTGTTGTTCCTGTTAACGAATGGGATGCAGTATCAACATACTTTGAATCAATCTACACTACAAAAGAAGCAGCTAAAAATTTCACAACTGCTATATTCAGAGTTGCAAATCAACAAGGCATATCTGCAATGACTTTGCTGCAACAAATACAAACAGCAACTGGGCCTGCAGAACTAGATATAACTATTGCTTACTATCTCAACAACTTGCGTAGCAATAGTACATTGCTGGGTGTGTCACAACCTGTGCAACCAAACTACTATGCGGCACGCAATGTTAGAGCATGAGCAAGTTTGCGCAAGGCCCGTACACAGTTAAGAATGCCTCCAAGTATGTAGGACACGGTGTTCCGCGTTACAGATCAGGATGGGAGTTGGCATTTATGCGATTCCTTGACAACAACGATAATGTAATGCAATGGGCCAGTGAATCAATAAAAATACCTTATCGCAATCCTGTCACAGGAAAACAAAGCATCTATGTTCCTGATTTCTTGGTAACTTATAAAACACGAAACAACACGTTAATTGCTGAACTAATTGAAATAAAACCTAAAAAACAAAGCATCATTGAAAGCAAGATGAGCAACAAAGACCGTATGGTTGTGGCAGTCAACTACGCCAAATGGGACCAGGCCACCAAGTGGTGCAAGCGCAACGGATTGAAGTTTAGAGTCATCACAGAAGATGACATGTTCCATCAAGGCGGGAAATAAGCTATACTACACCGTTGGTACGGTAAATACGGTATGACTTTATTTTTAGAAAACAAATATACCAAAACTTATTACAACATTATTAATAGGGCTAAATTGCGGCGTATTGATTCGTATAAAGAACGTCACCATATTATTCCGCAAAGTCTACACGGCAGTAATTCGGCAGAAAATATTGTTGAGCTTACAGCAAGAGAACACTTTATATGTCATTTATTACTTACTAAGATGTTACAAGGTGAACACAAGAAAAAAATGACTTTTGCCTTATGGTTATTATGTAACGTTAAAAATCCCTCTCAGCAAGAACGACATACTCCTACATCGTTACGCTATGAAAACACAAGAATAGCACATGCTGAGAATATGTCAGCACTACTCAAAGGTGTAAAGAAAACTAAAATGCATTGGTTAAATAAACGACACACCGAGGAAACTAAGTTAAAACAATCAGTGGTCAAGCGTGGAAGACTAAATCCTAACTTTGGAAAAACACAAACCGAAGAATCAAAAAGGCTTAAATCTTTGTCGCAAGTAGGAATATCAAAACCTACATTTGTTTGCGCCTGTTGCGGTAAAATAGTTGGCGGTAAATCTAATTTACGCAGGTGGCATAACGATAATTGCAAGGAGAAGCAAAATTACTAGGAAGTTAGAAGAATTATTTGATTTGCCATCAAGTGACAATGATGAAACTATTGACACTTATAGTAAACTCACATTAGATGAAACCAAAACAGCGTTAATTGATATAGATAATACTATTGATAAAATTGACGCTGCATTGCCAGGCATCCAGGATTTATATAAATCAGACGAAGAGTTGGATGAATTAGCAACAATGGCTAAAGACAGTTTTAATGACTTATCTGATCTTGGCATGCAGGTTGATAGTCGCTATGCCAGTGAAATATTTGCAGTAGCAGGCGCTATGCTTGGACATGCGCTCACTGCAAAAACTGCCAAGATGAACAAGAAGTTAAAAATGATTCAGTTGCAGTTGCAAAAAGCCAAACTGGATCTTGACAAAGAAAAACTCAGTGGTAAAAACGAAGATGACACTGAAACTATTGAGACTGCCGAAGGGCAAGTACTGAGCCGCAATGATCTACTTGAACGCCTCATTGGCACAAGAGATCAAAAGAATAAACAAGCATAAATATCGTACAGGGATTAATTATGAAACACTTCAGAGAATATTTGTTAGAAAACGAAAGAGTATACAACTACCGCATTAAAATTGCTGGCGATACTCCCAAAGACTTTGTTAAGGCGCTTGAAGAAAAACTTCAACAGTTTGACGTTGTCAAAATTTCTACACCAAAAACCACGCCTGTAATGGCCAAGCTAGCAGACTTTCCAGCGTTTGACAACGAAAGTTGCACACACATGGACGTAGAGTTTCGTTATCCTGCTATTGAACCACAAATTCAGCAAATAGCACAGTTGTTGGGTCTTGATCCAAATCGTGTGCGTATGTTGACTGTGCCGTATGAAAACAGCAACGACAAACTTGCTACTGACATTGAAGAACAAAACAAGGACTTGTTGACATCTCCTTACCCTGCTCCTGATGCTGAACAAAAGGCTTTGTATAACGATTATGCAGCCGCACCAGAAGATCACGCAGTGTTAAAAAACACGTACCGTAGTGCATTCACAGTGGCCGGTGGTAAAACACCTCCTGCTGTCACTACAAACAGTTTACCAATGGGCAACAACAGTCCTATGACAAACGTTAAACGTCCAGCAAAGCCAGCAACTGGTTACAACCCAAAAGGATAATACAATGAGCTTTTTTTACAACCTAAACAAAACACTAGCAGCAATTGCTGGTAAAGCAGATACGTCACAGCTGACCGAGCGTGACATGAGCCGTGCTGAAAAAGGCTTTGAAAAATACGGCAAAGACGGCATGGAAGCCCTGGCCACGGCTGGCCGCGAAGGTAAGCCATTGGATTCAATCCGCAACAAGTACAACAAGTACGATGATTCAGTTGAAGAAGGCAATGCGTTCAGTGGAGCAGTTGCCAAAGCCAAGGCTGATGGTGTACAACCCGGCGAAAAAATCACAGTGGGCGGCAAACAATATCCTGTAAAAGAAGAACACGGTATGTCTGCTGCTGACAAAAGTTTTGCTGCATTGGCGGAACCCAAAGACAAAATTACTTTTGCTGACAAAATTGCCGGCGCAAAGAAAGAAGTCGACGAGATGTTGGGCGATGTTGCTGCCGATGCTATGAAAAGTGCCATTGGCAAGATCCGTGAAATTGAACACGATGATGTTGAAGAAGGTTTTGACGACATGCAAAAAGATGTTAAAAAACGCATGGCCGACATGAGCAAAATGAAAACAGGCGACAGGCATACTGGTCATAAGCACGATATTGAAAAGACTGCAACAGGCATCAGAGCCACACGTCGTGTCAATCCAGATGGCATGAGTGTTGGTACTGACGACAACGACAGCAGCGACGGTGAAAAGCGCGGTCGCGGACGTCCCAAAGGCACTGGTGTAAAAATTGGAGCCAAAGGCCCATCGGGCAAGAGCAAGTTGATGACTCGTGAAAACGACGAGTATGATGCCGAGTATGATGACGAAGCCGGAATGGCCAAGCAAGATTTAACACAAGCCAAAGATGCAGCCGAAGAGTTGCGCAGTATTTTGGATTCTGATGAAAACTTGCCAGAATGGGTACAAGCTAAGATTACCAAGGCAGTTGACTATCTAGACACAGCCCGTGATTACATCAAGTCCGGTAAAAAAGAACTAGACGAAAAGAAAGATGTCAAGCGTGACAACAAGGCCGAGAAAGACGGCAAAAAAGTTACCAAAGATATTGAGTATGATGAAAAAGACAAAGACGGTATCCGCGGCAAGAAGCGCGATGCCGAAGACGACAAAGCAGAAAAAGCCGGTAAAAAAGTTGCCAAAGATGTAGAGCATGACGAAAGCAACGAAAGCGAAGAAAAGCCTAAAAAAGCCAAAGGCGGCATCAACTTTGGTGGCAGTGTTTACGAAAACTTGGATGCACAACTTGAAGGCTTGATCACTGAAGGCATGAATGTCACAATCAACATGACAACTGATGACAACGGCCAGGATCGCAAAACTGTTACAGTCACTGCCGAAGATGAAGATGCTATCACTCTAGTAGAATTGTTACGCAATGCAGGTATGGGCAACAGTGCACCTACGTCAGAACCAGAGTCATGCTCAACGTGTGGCGAAAGCGCTTGTGGTTGCGACATGGTTGAAGAGAACAGCCCAAACTGGCCTACCAACCAAGAAACAAGCAATAACGCACTACAATATTCCGGCGGTTTAAACAAGCCCAAGTCAACTGGACAAACAACAACACCTGTTATTGCAAGTCAATTGCGTAGACAAGTTAGTATGGAAGAAAGTGTAAAACTCGAGCGCAGTTTGTTTGACTTGTACAAAAACTTTACAAAGTAAAAGGAAAAGAAAATGGCAATTCAAGTAATCACCACAGCAGGCAATGTATTATGGACTTCTGACAAAGCAGAAATTTCTGCTAACAGTGCTGATGTTACATTTCAAATTGGTATAACAGAAATTGGCAATACTGCCAACGTCACTGGTAACTTGTATGCTGCGGCAGTGTCTGTTCCAAACGGCAGTAGTGTACAAACATATGTTGGTGTAGGAAATAAACTTACTATTGTTGGTACCAATGTCACTGCTGTGGCATTAGGAACACAAAGTTCTGCTCAAGCTGGTATTTCAACAGGTCCAAGTTACGTTGCCCCGTAATAACATTTTATGAGATCTAAAGAGTTCATAACTGAAAAAAACGCCACTGGCAAGTTGGGCAATCGTCGCCAACAATCCACTCGCGGCCTACACACGTTCAGAAACGGTAGCAAGGGAAATACCGCTTATGCACTCAATCGTGTGATGATGGCAGTGGCGCAAACAGATGGAAAAACCATGCCTGTCCTTGACAGCGAAAGCTGGATTGGTACTTCAGCAATGGCAGCGCCGTATTCTGCAGAAGAACACGAAATGTTAAAAATGGCATATCGTGCAGTTGGAGCAGACAGCACAGACCTAAATCATGGCGACATGGATTCAGAAGAATTAGAAAGCACAAACAAGCAAAGCCCGGTCAAAGCATTCAAAGGCTATCCTAGATAAACTAAATATAATATGGGGCAGTACAATGCCTTGGTACATTAGACAAGGCACAATGCATGAAAGTTTCAGACATATACAATTGATGGACTCAGTGACACTGATGCTGGCCGCCCGGATCCGTCGATACAAAATCCAGCACAATTAAATGCTGTTAGTCCAAACGGTACCACTGCATCCGGCAACGACAAAGCACCTGCTGACCAATTCCTGCCACCATTGCAAATGAAACAAGAACTGTTGAAAAAAGCAGTCAGTGTAGAAAATGTGTACGACGACGGTTCACCAACTGCTCAGGACGACGAAGACCAACAACAAGCAGCTACAGCACAAGTGCTCGATGACATTGTAAACAGAATTAAACAACTGTCTGGAATTCCAACTGCTGCTGTGCAAGAACTAGGCAACGACGACGTATTCGACGACTAAGGGGCTGATGTGTACGAATATAGAGCACGCATAATAAAAATTGTCGACGGCGACGCAGTTGATGTAGATATCAATCTAGGGTTTGACATAATACTAAGCAACGAACGAGTAAGAATCAACGGCATTGATACTCCTGAATCAAGAACAAGAGACAATGTCGAAAAGAAATTTGGGCTGGCTGCAAAAGCAAGACTCAAATCACTGCTGGGAAAAACTTGCACACTCAAAACACAAATAGACAAAAGTGGCGAAGATATGAAAGGCAAGTTTGGTCGTATCTTGGGGGACTTTGATGTATATGATGCAACTACCGACAGTTGGAAATCAGTTGTGCTGTATTGGTCAACAAAGGCCACGCAGTTTTATATCACGGTCAAGCAAAAGCAGACGTGCAACAGGCGCATATGGCCAACAGAGCCAGACTTCTTAAAGAAGGCGTTGTAAAATAAACAAACCATAAATATCTTTATGATAGACGACCACTATGTAGAGATATTTAGAAACTTGGCCACTGAGGCAGAAAAAAGAACCGGGTACGAGATACCGTTACTGTTGTCCCAATACACAATAATGATGCTGGCAGCCCACATGCGTAAAACTCAGTGGCATCCTGATCCCAGCTTTACAGAAAACTACCTACAAATAAACAGCAGTCAACGTGCAAAAGAATTAGCAGACGAGTGTTTGTTTATATCTGGAGTATTTCCGGAATACGCAGTTCGCAAAGGTGTAAATTTAATTTATTATCACACTATTGGCATAGCATGTTATAGCAGAGCTGCTGCAGACTTGAACAAAGAACTGTTTCAAAATCTTAGCAACCACTTTGTAGAAGTGTCTACCTGGACACGCAATGTTGTTCACAACGCTATAAACCTTTATTGACACCACTGCTGTTTTTGGCATAAATTAGTGTATGGATAATTTCTTTTGTGCTGCTCCTTGGCGTGGCTTACATATCAACCCACGTGGCGATGTTAAAACGTGCTGTGCTGGCAATCCCAATATGCTGGGCAACTTGAACTCGCAAAGTATTGAACAAATACTCAACAGCAAGTTGATGGCAGAAATCCGTCAAGATTTATCCCAAGGCCGGCCACACGAGTACTGTAGCAACTGTGTCAAAGCTGAACGGTTTGGTGCCAATTCGGAACGTGCATGGCATAACAATGTAAACCCCAATTTTGACTATGCCGCAGCAGGCGATCAGTATCATTACCCGGTCATTGTGGATGTACGGTGGAACACCACTTGCAATCTCAGTTGCAACTATTGCGGAGATTTTTGCAGTTCCAAGTGGGCTGCTATCAAAGGTATACCAGTCAAGTCAGGTGCTAGACCTTACTACGATCAA